TGGAAACGTGCATCTCCGCAGTTCAAAACCATCGGGGGTAAGCTAGACCTATGCCAAACCCACCAAAGCCAGCCGAGCTAAAGATGATTCAAGGCAATCCTGGCAAGCGTTCGATACGCACCAATGACGCTATTGCCCCACTTGAGTACGGCTACATTGAGCCACCTATTGAGCTTGGTGAGGTAGGCAAGCAGTTCTGGGATTCAATCTTTGGAGCAGGTGAGCTTTGGATCAGCATAAAGACTGACACCCAATTAGTTCAACTTGTCTGTGAGCAACTCGACAGGCGTGAGCTAATCAAGCAACAGATACAGGCAGACCCAACCGACCCTACTTGGTATCGCCAAGCTAACGAGGTTGAAAAGGCCATTGTTACTGGACTGTCTTTGCTAGGTTTCAGCCCTGCTGACCGAACACGCCTTGGCTTAGTATCTGCCAAGACCAAAACCAAACTAGAGGAAATCATTGCCAAGCGACAAGCCAAGCAGTAGCTGGCCCCCACGCTGGCTAACCCCTGTACCCCAAGAGGCCATTGACAAAGGTGACGGCGATTTAGCTGTTGAGTTTGCTGAAGCCTTTGGGACTATCGGTAAAGACGGAATAGCTGGTCGGACAGGGGAGGCACTACGCCTAAGACCTTGGCAAAAGGAACTAGTCAGGCGCATCTTTGCCAGAGATTCAGATGGTGGACTAAGGGCAAGAGTGGCACTTGTAGGCACACCCAGGAAATCAGGCAAGAGCGCATTGGCGTCAACGCTGGCTCTTTACAGTCTGATTGCTGAAGGCATCGAGGGAGGCGAAGTCGTGGTGGCCGCTGCCGAGAAAGAACAAGCTCGCATTATTTTTGGTGAAGCTAAGCGCATGGTCGAGGCTAGTGAGCTATCAGAGCTTTGCACGCTGTATCGAGATGCTATCTATGTACCATCAACCAACTCTGTGATGAAGGTTCTATCAGCCGAGGCTTACTCAAAAGAAGGTCTGAATGTTAGCCGAGCGATTGTGGATGAGATCCATGCTCACAAGAATCGAGAACTATTCGATGTGCTTTCACTCTCAATGGGTAACCGAGGCAAGCTGGCTCAGCTACTAGCGGTTACCACAGCCGGTCAAAAGACAGACATGACAGGCCAAGACTCAATCGCTTACAGTCTTTACCAGTACGGCAAGCGAGTATCAACTGGTGAGGTAGTTGACCCAACATTCTTTATGTCTTGGTGGGAAGCTGAGCCAGAGGCAGACCACAGACTTGAAACCACTTGGGAATCAGCTAATCCTGGATATAACGATCTAGTTGCTAAGGATGACTTTGCCTCAGCAGTCAATAGAACACCTGAGCCAGAGTTTAGAACCAAGCGACTCAACCAATGGGTTAGCTCGCTCAATGCTTGGCTACCAACTGGTAAGTGGGAACAGCTAGATGCCGAGATAGAACTTGACCCTGACCAGCCTGTCATCGTTGGCTTTGACGGCTCTTTCAATGGTGACTGCACAGCCCTGACCTACTGCACAATTCCTAAAGATGATGAGTTCCCTCATGTCGGACTAATCAGGGTTTGGGAGAAACAGCCAGAGGATACCGATGATTGGCGTGTTAGCACCTCAGAGGTCGAGGATGAGATTATCCAATTCTGCCAGAAATACAATGTAAAAGAGATAGCCTGTGACCCTTTCCGCTGGCAACGCACTATGGAAGCCATGCAAGACTTAGGGTTACCTGTGGTCGAGTATCCCTCATCAAGTCCTAGCCGAATGGTTCCGGCTTGCTCTAAGTTCTACACCGCTGTCACAGAGGGAAACATAACCCATGATGGCAACCCAACCTTATCTAGACACCTCACCAACGCTGTTATCAAGATTGACAGGCTTGGCCCAAGAATAGTAAAAGAGCATCGAGGCTCACCACGAAAGATTGACGCTGCTGTGGCTGCTGTCATAGCCTTTGATAGAGCAACTGTTGGTAGAGTAGAGTCTGAGGAACTGACTCCACAATTTTTTATTTAGGTTGGTAATGACAGCGACAATACTTCAAGCAGTAGGTATCTTGACAATCTCATTAGGTGCAGGGTTTATCTTTCCGCCAGCAGGTCTTATTTTGCTGGGTGCAGGGCTTCTAATTTTTGGTATAGCGATTGAAAGAAGTAAGTAATGCTAGGTAATCTTTTTGAGCAAAGAGCTGTAAGTTTTCAGACTGTTTGGGGTGCAGGTGAGCCTTGGGGTTTACAATCTGAAGCTGGCGTAAATGTCACAACTAAAAAGTCATTTGAGATTGTTGCTTTCTTTTCAGCAGTCAGCCTAATCTCTGATACTATTTCGACTTTGCCATGTGGGGCGTATCTAAGGATTGGTGCAACACGCCGACCCCTAAACCCTAGACCGATGTGGTTAGACCAGCCAGACATTGACCTAAGCACAAGAGCAGCTTTCTTTCAGCAGGTCTTTTCTAGCTTGTTGGTTCATGGCAACTCTTACACCAGAGTCTTTAGGGATGCACAGGGTCAAGTTGTAAACCTAGTAAACCTAAACCCAGAAAAGATTGAGGTTGAGCGTTCCAAGATTGGTCGCAAAATCTACCGCTACCAAGACGAGGCTAGACCACTAAACAGCGATGAGGTTATCCACATTGTTGACTTGATTATGCCAGGTGAACTAAAAGGCATGAGCCGAGTAGAAACTCTAAAGCAATCACTTGGACTAAACATTGCACTCAGCGATTACGCAGCTAGATTCTTTGGCACAGGTGCATCAGCTCAAGGTGTTATTGAGTTCCCTGGCAACCTGACAAGCGAGCAAGCAAAGCAACTAGCCGATGGCTTTGATGCTAGACACCGCAATGGATCACGCAGAGCGCACAAGACAGGAGTTCTATCTGGTGGAGCTAAGTTTGTAAATACTGGGACTGACCCTGAAGCAAGCCAAGCACTAGAGTCACGCAAGTTTGCTGTTGAGGAAATTGCAAGGGCTTTCAATGTCCCACTTCACCTACTAGGCGTACCAGGAACAGCAAGCTACGCCTCAGTCGAACAAAATAATTTACAGTTTGTTTCTATGACTCTCCGGCCACTAGCCGAAAAAGTCGAGGCAGCTTTTTCACGCCTACTGCCAGGTGATGCTTTTATCAAGTTTCAGTTCAATGATTTACTAAGAGCAGATTTAGTTTCAAGAGTTCAGTCTTACTCGGTTGGTACTCAGGCAGGTTTCTACTCTACGAACGACATCCGCAGACTTGAGGATATGGAGCCTGTTGAGGGTGGAGATCAGTACAGAGTCCCACTTGCAAACATCAACATTACTGAAGCTGATGTGGTTGCTACTGACCGCAAGGTTTTGATGGCTAACCGATTGGTAACATCTGGATTTAAGCCTGAACAAGTTCTAGCTGCTCTTGGATTGCCAACAATCGAACACACAGGTGTGCCAAGTGTAATGCTTCAAGGTGTCGCACAGATTGACCCCAATGACCCTGAAGCTGTTTACGAGGTCTAATGACTGTCAAGACTTATGGCTACGACCTTGTGGCTAATGTGAGAACACTAGTAGTGCCACCCAGCACAGGTGTCCAGCATGTTTGTATTCACAATCACGAACACAGCCAAAACAGAGAAATCTTTATTGGTGGGCCAGATGTAACTTTGACCAATGGCATGCATGCTGTTGCAACACAGACAAGCGTTATTCAATTACTACCAATGGATGAACTTTACGCAATCTCAAGTAATAGCTGCAACCTAAGAATACTGGTGGTCAAATAATGCCTTACTACATTACACAGACAAATCCTGACTGTCCTAACTGGGCTGTTGAGAAAGAGAACGGCGAGCTAATCGCTTGTCACGATTCTAAGCAATCAGCTATTGACCAAGCAGTTGCTATCAGCCTTGCTGAGAAAACAGAGTTTGTTGGCGAAAGAGCAGCAGTAGGCTCACTAGCTATTGGTGACTTTGTTTCTTGGTCGCCACTTGATCCCAAGATTGCCACACAGGTAGAGATGGTTCAAGAGCAGTTTGCTGTGGTCAGACTATTCGATTACGAGAATGGCATCTTTGAGCCAACCGACAAGATGATGGTCATAAATGTATTCCAGCTAGAAAAGATACCGACACCCAAGATGATTGCTGTCGAGGTCGAGGAAATTGACGAGCCAATGATTGACCCTAGTGATGAAATGATTGACGATAGCCCAGATGACCTAAGAGCTATCAACCAAGAAGCACCTGCCTACATGAGAGCAGCAGCTCGGCGTGGACTTGAGTATTACGAGGAAGGTCTTGCTGGTGACGGAGTAACACCTAGCACAATCAGAGAAGCAAGAGAGATGGCTGAGGGTAGAGTCAGCGATGACAAGTGGATAAGGATTGCCGCTTGGATTGCTCGACACTTAGTTGACCTTGACTCACCAGATGCAAACCCAGAGTCCGACAACTACCCATCCGCAGGTGTAGTGGCTCACTTACTTTGGGGATCAGGGCCAAGCAAGCGAGCAGCACAAAGAACCCAAGACTACGCTGATTCGGTAGTTGCTAGAATCAGAGCAGAGGAAACTAACAGCATGGAAAACAAAAACAAGTGGCTAGATGTTGCCAGAGCAATCGCACTAAAGATTGACGGCCCACAGACTAAAGAGCCAGAGGTAAGAACCAACAACGTTGACTTTGAGGTTAGAGCCGAGGGTGACGGCATGACCTTTACTGGCTACGCCTCTGTATTCAATTCCCCATCCGAGGACTTAGGCGGCTTTGTTGAGTATGTTGCTCCTGGTGCTTTCAAGCGTTCTCTACAATCTCGCAACGAAGTAAAGCTACTTTGGAACCATGACTCAGGTGAGCCTCTAGCTTCCCTTAGAGGTGGCACTATGCAACTAGTTGAGGATGAGCGTGGACTAAAGGTTACGGCTAAGCTCCCTAACACAACAAGGGGCAGGGATGTAGCAGAACTTTTACGCACAAATGTAATTTCAGAAATGAGCTTTGGATTCAATGTCATCAAAGATTCATGGTCAAGAGATGGACAGACACGCACCCTAGAGTCTGTCAGATTATTCGAAGTCAGCGTTGTTAGTTTTGGGGCCTATAAGTCCACCAGTGCATCAGTTAGATCACAGCCAACCATCAACCCTGACCAACTAGCCGATGCCCTGCTAAAGCTAGAGTCAGGTGAGGAACTTGACGAGGCCAACGCTAACTTGATTACCGAGGTGGTCAACAAGCTAAAGGCACAGCCAGAGATTGAGGAAGTAATTGACAACGGCCTTGACCTACTAGACCTCAAGAAAAAGCAGTTCGACCTTCTATTGAAAAGGATATAAACATGGCTACTAAAGATGAAATCAAAAACGCAATCCTCAAAGCTGCTGGCAACCCTTCAGTTGGCGTAATCGCTGACATGGCAGATGACCTAGCTAATGCAGTCTTTGAACTAGACAACAAGAACTCATATAACCCAGCCAAAGAAGCAAGGGTTATGGATACCAAAGAAACCCGATAGAGTTTCTTTAGCCCCAGCTCGGCCCCCTTTCCTGAGCTGGGGTTTTTTTCTGTCTATAAACTTGTAAATAACAGTTGAGTGTAAGCACCGCTGTACCTGTTGAGTGTCAGCACCGCAGAAATCCCTTAATCATCTAATCCGAAAGGAAATCATGTCTGATTTCATTAAGACTCAGATGGATGCCCGCAACAACCTCATCGCACAGGCAAGAGAAGTTCTTGACTTTGCTGAGGCTGAAAAGCGTGGACTATCCGCTGAGGAAAACCAAAAGATTGCTCGTATCGAAGCTGACATCGACTCAGCCGATGCAACAATCGAAACTGCTCGCAAGCTAGCTGACAGAGAAGCTCGTGCTTCCGAGGCTGCTGCTTCATTCTCACCATCAGTATCAGTTCCAGAGAACACCGATGCTGACATCCTTCGCTCAATCGCTATGGGTGAAACAAGAGGACACGAGTTCGCTCGTGAGCTTCGCACACTAGTTCCAAGCTCGAACACTGTGGGTCAAAGTTTTTACTCCCAGGTTTTCGAGATTGCGCAGCTTGTCGGTCCTATGCTAACTATCTCTGAGGTCTTGAACACGACCAGCGGAGAGAACCTAGTAATTCCGACAGTTACCGCTACTTCAACCTCTGGTTCAGTAGCTGCTGGTTCTGCTATCTCTGAGAGCAACCCAACATTCTCATCCATTACTCTTGGAGCTGAGAAATATGGTGCGCTTGTCCAGGTAGCCCAGGAACTAGTAACTGACGCTGGATTCAACATCACCAGCTACATTGCACAACAGCTTGGAACCTCTTTGGGTCTAAAGGCTAACTCCGTTCTAACCGACAAACTAGTTTCAGCTGCTGGATCAGTCGTAACTGGTGGAACTGGTGTTGGCGGAGCTGCTTCATACGAGAATCTAATAGATTTGGTCTATGGAATAGCCGATGGGGCGAGAGTCCTCCCAAATCTCGGCTGGCAGATGGGCAAGTCAGCTATTGCTGCTGCTCGTAAGCTAAAAGACGGTGCCGGTAACTACATCTGGACCGACTCAGCAGTACCAGGACAAGCAGCAACCTTGCTTGGATACCCTGTATTTGAAAACCCGAATTTGCCTGCCGTTGCAACCGGCGCAAAATCGGTGTTATTTGGACACCAGGCGTCATTTAAGACAAGAATCGCTGGCGGAATCCGAGTCGATCAGAGTGCAGACTATGCATTTAACACAGACACCGTAACTTACCGGGGATTAATCCGGTTAGACGGTGGGCTAACCCACGCTACCCACATTGGGTACTTCAAGGGTGGCGCAAGCTAAGCCCTTAGCACAAAAGCTGATAGACCCCAAGCGTGTAGGTTCGCTTGGGGTCTATCTTTTTGCTATCCTTATGAGACGAGAGAAAGAACCTACATGACTAAGAAAATAAAAGGGACAGTTTCAGTCTTTTCCAACTCACCTGGACAACCAACAGGATACGGACAGGCAACCGAGGCACTTGTAAAGTTACTCAAGCGTGACGGAGCTGATGTTGCTTCACTTTCCAACTACGGCAACGAAGGTGTCAACACAACCTACGACACAGGATTCGGTGAGATACCTGTTTACGCAAGAGGCAATGATGCTTATTCAAACGATGTTGCCCCAGCACATCACAAGCATTGGAAAGCTCTAAACCCTGACCAGCCTGATCTACTGATTACGCTTTACGATGTTTGGGTACTAAACAATAAAGCCTATGACTCAATCCCTATTGCAAGCTGGACACCTATTGACCACAACCCAGTTCCACCAGGAGTTCTAAAGTGGCTACAAAAAGAAAATGTCACACCTTTAGCTATGAGCAAGTTTGGTCTATCTCAGATTGAGAATGTAGGGGTCAAGGGTCACTACATACCTCACAGCATTGACACCAAAGTATTTAGTCAAACAGACAAGATACAAGACCAACCAATCAACGAGTTTATGGGCTTTGAGGATGGTCGCTTTATTGTCGGTATGAACGCTGCTAACAAGTCATCAGGTATCTTGCACCGTAAGGCTTACTCGGAGAACTTTATGGCTTTTGCTTTGTTTGCTCGCAAGCACCCAGACGCTATGTTGTATGTCCACGCAGACGCAAGCTCACAGCATGGTTGGAACTTGGTTGCGTTTGCTCAGTTACTTGGTATTCCAACTGACAACCTAACCTTTCCTGACCCACTTGCTTACCGATACGGAATGTCGCAAGAAACCCTAGCTGGCATCTACTCATCTTGGGATGTTATGTTGGCAACCAGCTACGGAGAAGGTTTCGGTATTCCAACAATCGAAGCTCAAGCCTGTGGTGTACCTGTTATTGTCAGCAACTTTACTGCCAGCCCAGAGCTAGTCGGAGATGGTTGGAGTGTTAGTGGTCAGCCGCTTTACGATCCTTCACAACACTCTTTTTGGAATGTTCCATCAGTTCCAGAAATAGTAGAAGCTTTGGAACAAGCCTACGCAAGAGGCAAAGGCAAGTCAGCTAAGGCTGTCGAGTTTGCTCAAGCTTATGACCATGAAAAAGTTTGGCAAGAGAACTGGTTGCCTGTACTTATTGACCTGTTGAAATAATGCTTGTAGTAATCGGTTCATCGCCCGATAGACAAGAGTGGCTTGCAGACTGCTCAGCTTCAATCAAGCGTGACCACATTGCTGTTGTTAGCTTTGGATTTGAGCTTGCCAAAATCGGCTGGGTCATAGAGAACACTAATGCCGACAGGTTCTTGTTTCTACAAGATTCTTGGGTAGTCAAGGATGAAGCCTTTTGGGACTTACTCAATGATGCTTCTGGCTCTGTTGCCCTAACCGCTGATCCTTATTTCTTTGGCTGTTACGCAGGTGTTTATGAGCGTTCGGTTATTGACCAGATAGGCGTTCCAGTAATTACTACCAAGCGTGAAGCAATAGATAATGAGATTGCTTGGCACCAAGACTATGTAAAAGTAGCAGGTGAGCCTTTGGTCTTATTTCCTGACCTGAAAGATTCCAACTCAACAAGACAAGTAGAAAAGCATGGGAGAACTAACCTACTGCTAGAGAATAGCTACATAGCTAAATACAAAGGAACTTGGAAATGATTGAAAACCTAATAGTCCCAGTCCTCAATCGCTACGACCTACTTCAGCGGATGCTCAACAGCGTGGATGTCCCAGTTGACCACCTGCTAATAATTGACAACGGAGCAAGTTATCAGACAGCTCTGACCCTTGACCTTGGCGATAACTTCAAGAAGGTCACACACCTACCAATGCCGGCTAATCTGGGCGTATCTGGATCGTGGAACTTGGGCATAAAGTCTTTTCCTTACGCTGAACGCTGGTTTATAGTTTCTAACGATGTGATCTTTGAGCCTGGTGCTTTAGAGAAACTCTCACAAGCTCGCAGGGATGAGATAACCCTCACAGGTGATGCACCTCATTGGCAAGCTTTCGCTTTGGGTGATGAAGCTGTCAGCGACATCGGCTTGTTTGATGAGTCACTATTCCCTGCCTACTTTGAGGACAATGACTACTCTCGAAGGGCTGAGTTTGTCGGTGTAAACATTAGGCTGTTAGACCTCAAGATTAGACATGACAACAGCTCAACTATCAAGGCTGGATACATGGAAAAGAACGCTGTCACCTATTCCAGAAACGAGAAACACTACCAGTCTAAAATGGACAGTAATGATTACTCGGCAGGTGGTTGGTCATTAGACATAAGACGAGAGAACGGCTGGGAATGAATTTAGTTTACACAGGGGGGACTTTTGATTTATTCCATGCAGGTCATGTTCGACTCTTGCAACGCTGTGCCGAGTTAGGCGATGTGGTTGTTTCTCTAAACACCGATGAGTTTATTGAGGAATACAAGGGCAAGCCACCAGTCATCAGTTTTAGCGATAGGCGTGAAGTTCTTAGATCGTGTCGCTATGTTGCCGAGGTCATAACCAACTCAGGTGGGCCAGATAGCACTCAAGCAATAAATAGCGTAATGCCTGACATAATTGCAATAGGCTCGGATTGGGCTGTCAAGGATTACCACAAGCAGATGAACTTTGACCAAGACTGGTTAGACGCTAGGGGCATTGCCCTAATCTACATTCCATACACGCAGGGAATTAGCTCGACAGCCATCAAAGAGCGTATGCTTTTCAGACGATAGAATAGAGAACATTATGGCAATTACAAACGGCTACGCTACACTCGCAGAGGTTAAAAGCTCACTTCGCATAACCGATAATCTCGATGACACCTTACTAGAAACTGCTATTGAGTCTGCCTCTCGCATGATTGACGGCTACACAGCTCGCACTTTTTCTAACGCTGGAACTGCTATTAGAAACTATGCAGCTACCGATGCAATCAACCTAATTATTGACGATGCCATCTCGATTTCTGAGGTTGCTTCTACTGATGAGGTTGGGGATAGCTACACAATCTGGACATCAACCGACTATCAGCTTGAGCCACTAAACAGTCGCTCTGATGGTTTGTATATGCCATACACAGGAATTAGGGCTGTCAACACTTACACTTGGCCTGTTGTAGATCAGCAAGCATTGTGTCGCATTACAGGCGTATGGGGCTGGGCTTCAGTTCCAATCGCCATCAAGCAAGCAACTATTATTCAGTCATCAAGGTTGTTCAAGCGTCTTGACTCACCTCTTGGTGTGGCTGGCTTTGGTGACATGGGTGCTATCCGAGTTGGTCGCTACCTTGACCCAGATGTTGAACAACTAGCAATGCCATTTAGAATTATGAGGAACTTCGGCTAATGAGCATCAGTCAGATTAGGACTCGATTAGCTACAAACCTTGCCACTATCTCAGGCTTACGCACAGCCGCTGAGGTTCCTGATCTACCTAACCCACCTGTTGCCATTGTTGCCTTGAACTCTGTGACCTATGACAGAGCCTACGCAAAGGGCATGACTAGCTATACTTTTGTTATTACTGTTATTGTTGGCAGGGCTGCCGAGAGAGAAGCTCAAAGAAAGCTAGATGGCTACATTTCTACTGGGGCAAGTAGTGTCAAAAGTGCAGTAGAATCAGATAAGACTCTTGGTGGTTATGCCTACGACTGCCGAGTTGTGTCTATGGACTCAGTTGGTTCATTGACAATCAGCGACACCACATACCTGGCTGCTGACTTTACGGTCACAGTCATAGCAAACTAGGAGAAATAAATTGGCTAAATTTTACGCACAAGACTACAAGGTAACAGTAGGTACAACTGTACTTAGCGACTCAATCGCATCTGTAACCCTTGATATCACAACAGATGAAATCGAAACAACATCATTTGGATCAGCCGGAGGCTACCGCACCAGAATTGGTGGTCTAAAAGACGCATCTGTATCTTTAGACTTTCACCAAGACTTCGGAGCTGGCTCTGTTGACTCACTACTGTTCCCACTTATGGGATCAACTGTTGCAGTCAAGATTGCACCTACCTCTGGAACTGTAACTGCTACAAATCCTGAGTACCGATTCACAGCCCTGGTAACCCAGTATCAGCCTTTTGCTGGTAGTGTCGGGGACCTGGCCACGCTTTCAGTGACCTGGCCGGTTTCCGGTGAGGTTGTTCGAGGAACAGCAGCCTAATCGGCTAAGCTAAGACCATGAGAATAAACCTACAAGTAGAGTTCAGTAACAAGCAAGGTGAGCCTAAAGAAGTAATTTGTTTAGCGTCTGACATGGTGAAGTTTGAATCACAATTCAACCTCTCCATAGCCAACCTAGAGAAAGAACTAAAAATAACTCACCTCTTGTTTCTGGCTTGGGCAAGCGAAACACGCACAAAGTCAACCACTAAGTCTTTTGATGAGTGGGTGGATGAAGTAGAGAGCATTTCTGCTTCGGATGACCCAAAAGCATCAAAGGGCTAGGTGACTCATCTGCTCATTGGTACATCGCTTCACTAGCAGTTGAGAGTGGCATCAGCCCTCTTGAGCTAATGAAGTTAGACGAACGAATGTTGTGGACAATTAGCCGGTATCTAATTTTTAGAAACAAAAGCCAAACTCCAAAAAGATAACCCCCCAAAAGGGGGTTTTTCTTTTGGGTAGAATTATTACAGTTATCCAATCTAGGAGTCTTTAGTGATTGACACAATCAAAGTTCAGGGTGTTAGGGAAACCTTGCAACTCTTAGATGCTGTGCAACCAGGCTCAATCACAGCTCTTAGAAAAGACATACGCAAGATTGCCGAGCCAGCAGTCTCAGCCATTAGGTCCAACCTCCCCAAGACCGCACCCCTATCTGGGATGAACCACTATGGTCGCACAAGATTTGCTGGTGCACAGGTAAGGGCAACACTAAACCTCAAGAGGTACATAACAAGCAATACTTACTCACTTGTAAGGATTGAGGTTATCTCTCCTGGCGATGCTGTTGGTCTTGAGATAGCTGACATGGCTGGTAGAAAGACGATGATGAATGGGCCAGCTATCAAGTACGAGTACAAGGGTCGAGGTCGAATAGGTGGCTCTGGTCGGCAGAGGCCAACACGTTCCAGAGAAGTTGTCAGGCGTGGCAACGCAAAGTCATTTAGCTATCGCATAACAGGTCAGGGCAAGGGCATGACAGATAACCTTGGTGGAATCCCATCACGATACATTTACCCCGCTCTTGCTGGCAAGGTGACTGGCATAGCTGACGATATGTTAAAAACCCTTGATTCCTACGCAGCTAAAATCAACCAGAAACTTAAGGTATAAAAATGGCAATTAAGATTCCAATTCTCACAAGCTTTGACCCCAAGGGCCTAAAGCAAGCCAATGCTGCTTTTGCTGGTTTACAGACATCTATGGGTTCTCTGGGTAGAAACTTTGCCGTTGTCGGTGCGGGCATTGTCGCTGGTACAGCTCTACTTGGTAAGGCTGTTATGTCAGCCTCTAACTTTGAAGCTGAGTTTGAAGGTGTCAATCAAGTATTCAAGGAAGCTGCTGGTAGCGTTCAGGCTTTTGCTGAGCAAGCCTCAAGAACTGCTGGTCTAAGTGCTACTGAGGCACTACGAGCGTCTAAGACATTTGGTTTGTTTGCTACTGGTGCTGGACTTAGTGTTGAGGAAGCAGCAAAGTTTTCAACTACTTTGGTGCAACTTGCTGGTGATCTTGGTTCCTTCAATGACCTACCTACCGCTGATGCCCTAGCAGCCATCCAGTCTGGACTACAAGGCCAAGCTGAGCCTCTAAGAAACTTTGGTGTATTCCTAGATGACCTGAGCTTGAAGCAAGCCTTATACAACGCCACAGGTGAAAAGGTAACTGGCACACTTACAAGTCAGCAAAAGATGGTTGCTGCCTATTCTCAAATTTTGGCAGATACAGCAGTTCAACAGGGTGACTTTGTAAAATACCAAGAAACGCTTGGTAACCAACTAAAGGTTGTTAGTACAGAGTTTGAAAACCTTACTAGAGATATTGGGGTCATGCTTATTCCAGTTATCACAGAGGCTATGCCACAAATTAGAGAGATGGCAACAATAATCGGCATACAGCTAAAAGAAGCCATAGCGTCTATTGACTGGAAAGCTACAATTCAAGCAGTCGTTGACTTCACTAAATTTTTGGTTGACAATGCTCAAACCATTCTTAATGTAATTGCAGCTATGTTTATTCTTAACACAGCCTACAAGCTGATGACAGTAGCCTCTGGTCTTGTTACTCTTGCCCTAACAATCCAAGACTGGTGGACAGCAAAAGTAGCAACCGGAACAACATTTTTAACTATTGCAACTAACCTACTAAGCCAAGCCATGAGGCTAATTCCTTTTGTGGCTGTAATCACTGGCTTAGTGATGATGGCAGATCAGTATGGAAAAACTAAGACAGCAATCGAAAACACTCTACCCACTCTTGGGGCATTTGAAACTGAATCACTTTCTATTGCCAACTCTGCAAGTAGATTCTCCCCTTACTTAAATGTCTTGAAACAAATTACTGGAGCTTTCTTAGTTGCAACGGGAGCTGCCGAGGAATTCTCAAAGGCAGCAGGTAACGCAAACAGAGCAGGTAATAGAGATAGAGATAGACGAAACGCTTTGCGTGAACAAAATAGAGCCAATGGTCTAATTGGTGGAAGCAGCCCATCTTTGCCAGACTTTTCTAGCTTGTTGGCTGGCATTGGTTCTGGTGGTGGTGGTGGATTATCACGAGCCGCTGCCGCTAAAGCCGCTGCTGAGGCCGCCGCTGCTGCTGAACAGGCAATACTTGATAAACGAAAGTCTGCCTTTGAGTCATTCAACGACTCTGTTAAAACCCTTTTTGGTCAAATCAAAGACACAATTATGTCTAGCTTTACATTGCCAACACTGGGTAACTCAGTAAACAGTATTACTCGCAACATCTCTAAGTTGCTAGAAAAGACTAGAAGCTTTGCAAAGAACATTGCCGAGCTATCTGGCTTGGGATTAAACTCAACGCTACTTCAGCAAGTCATTCAGGCTGGCCCAATGGCCGGTAGCCAACTAGCAAGTGCTTTAGTTGGTGGTGGTAGTGGCTTTATTGAACAGCTAAACTCTGCATACAATGAGTTTGGCAACCTTGCAGGTGGCATAGCTGGTATTGGAACCGAGAGAGCCTTTGAGAATCAGGGAACAGTAAACAATTACAGCATTGAGGTTACAGGTGGAGTTGCGACAAGTGCCGATGTTGGGCGAGCTGTTGTCAACGCCATCAAGGACTTTGAGCGTCAATCAGGTACAGCTTGGAGAGGCTAAGTGTCAATCAAAGTAGAGTTTGGATTCGCTGAGTCTGGCGTACCTGTCAACTTCAATGACATCAGCGCAGATGTTATTAGCGTATCTGTTACTAGAGGTAAAGACCCTCAGCAGGATACCTTCAACGCTGCCTCTTGCTCTATTCAGCTAAACAACGAACGCAGACAGTATGACCCTGACTACGGCCCTAGCCCTTATCAGGGTTTGATTGTTCCAACTGGTGAGGTAAGGGTTTACAAAGAGAACCAGATTGTCTTTACCGGCTACATCACTGACTGGAACTTTAGCTATTCCCCAACAGGTGAGTCCATAGCTGAGATTGTTGCCGCTGACGCTTTCTGGAATCTAAACAACCAGACTCTTGCTGCGTTTACCCCAACCGAGCAACTAAGTAGCGCACGAATCCTAAATGTGTTACTAAAGCCTGAAGTTGGTGGCACAGCAGTTTGGCCTTCATCATCTCGGCTTATCTCCCCTGGTGTGGCAACTGTGGGTGACTATGAGGTCAGCGATGGAACTAACGCTCTCAGTTATTTACAAGAGGTTGAAAAAGCAGAACCAGGCAGACTCTTTATTGACAAGTCGGGTCGCATAGTATTCCGAAGTCGAAACAACGATGTCAATAACCCAAGCTATGAATACACCAGACTCAACCTCTGCTACAACCCAAGCTTTGAGAACAATACAACTGGGTGGATTTCTACCGCTGGCACAATTACTAGATCAACAGCTCAGGCTTACATTGGCACAGCAAGTGGGCAACTAGCCGCTGGTGCTACTGCTGAGCAATACTTCACGAGTGAGGTCGGTGTGGAATACAACCTATCTCTTTACGCCAAGGCAAGCTCTGGAACTGTTGTGGTCGAGGTGGCAAGCCTTACCTCACCTAGCGGGACTGCTTACTCACAACACGCAGCTTCAACGGCATCTGTGACTAGCTCTGAGTGGACAAGAATAAACACAGGCCTTAGTGCCAGCACCTTATTTTCTGGTATCAGCGTTAGGCAAACACCATCCTCTAACGCAGTATTTCTTGACGCTGTTTTGATTGAAGCAACACCTGTTGTGGATGCTTACTTTGACGGTGCTAACGATCCTGTTTACAACTCGACAGACCCAGAAGCACCTGACTATCAACCTGAGCGAGCCTTTGAGTCTTACGCTACTGAGTGGGTGTTATAGCCGATGATCAGTTACAGTAATGGTGCAGTCAGAAGGGCTGACCCTTTCATGGGTAACAGACCCCCATACAACATCGCTCAACTTATTACTATGCCCGACATCTCTGGCAGGGATGCACCTGGTAAGACTGGAGCTGCTGCCAAGCCAGGTTTGGTTTCTGCACTCTATGTAGAGCTAACGGCCTACAACAGCTCAAACGCCACAACTGCTTTAGCTATGTGGAACAGCTCTGGACAGAGTGGGGTATATTCCAGTAGCTTTACTCTGCCTAACTCACAGACCCCTTATCAAGTAGGTGCTGCACTAACACGATCTGTTTTTGCTAACACAAGCTATTGGATTGGTTTTGCGATTGAATCTACTAAACAAATAACTTACTCTGTTGATACATCCTTTGGTGCTTCAATCAAGATGGACAACACCTCAGCAGGTGGCAATTTTACTGACAATGGAATTGTCCGTATTGGTGGAGTCACTTTGTCAAATGGTTCGCTAGTTTTTGAAATTGCTTATGATACTTTGCCTATCGCACCAGGAACACCTACTGCCAGCTCTACCGGAACAAGCGCAACGATTACTTGGACAGCACCAGCAGATAATGGTGGTAAGGCTGTTACTGGGTACAGGATTCAGCGTTCTACCGACAACATCAACTTTTCAACCCTTGTAGCTGACACAGGCACAACAACCCTTACTTACACCAACACAGGTCTAACCCCAGGAACTAAGTATTACTACCGAGTTGCTGCTATCAACGCTGTTGCTGTTGCTGCTGGTTCGGACTACTCTGGCCCTTACAGCGCATCGGTTGAGATTACCCCTGCTTTTCCTGCCTCTGCTGGCAACGCACCATCTTTGCTTACAGTCACAGTTACCAACCCAGAGCCAACTCCAGTTGAATTTACAGACGCAGGGCCAGGTATTAGATTCACCAAGATAGATGTTTCCTACGGATCAGAGTTCCTTTACAATGAGGTCGAGGGAACCACACAAGCACCAGGTGCCACCCTACAACTTGCCTCAGCCCCAGGCTCAAAACAAACCTATGGCGTTAGAAGCTACTCGATTACTAACCTGCTGAACTCAACCGACCAAGGTGCATTAGATGTGGCAGTTGACCTCTTGACTTACTATTACGAACCGACTCTAAGGGTTGACTCGATTACTGTTGACCTCAGCAACCTAAGCATTGAGGAACGCCTTCAGGTGCTAGACCTAGAGATTGACGATTACATCAGCGTTAGCTTTACCCCTAACAAGGTTGGAGATCCAAAGATTACGGCTGGACTAATCACAGGTATTTCGCACCGTATAACTATCACCAGCCATGAGATAGAATTTAGACTTAGGAACGAACGCAATATGTTTATTCTGGACAGCGAAACCAAGGGTATCCTTAACCAGAACATACTAGGCCCATAGTTAGGAAACCATGCCAAGAAAAGTATTTGAGTCTTTTACAAGACTAGATGCCGCAGATGTGAACCTCTATCTGTCTAACGAAACAACCCTGACAGCTTCTACTGTTACGGCCTACACAGCTACAACAGATGACCGCTACAAGTTTCTTTCCTTTACTGCTGGCTCGGCTGTGACTGTCACAATCGGAACGGCTACTGCCTTTGAGCCTGGTGAGCGTGTGGACATCATCCGAGATGGTGCTGGAACTGTCACTATTACTCGAAGCGGAACAGCCATCACCCTTGCGGGTCGAGGAACGGCTGGAACAGCTTACGCAATCGGTACTCGCTATGACGCTGTGACCGTGTTGTGTGTGGCTACAAACTCGTATCGAGTTATCGGTAACGCAACGGTTGTCTAATGAGACTCATACCTTTAGGGATTTTGAGTTCGGCTGGTGGTGGGTTTGGCACTTACGAGCTAATACAGACAACCATACTTGGCTCGACAACTGCTTCAGTTACCTTTTCAGGATTAGACGCTTACGCAGCTATTTACAAGCACTTACAAATTCGCTACACCGCTAGGGCAGATGTTGATTCGCAAACAATGTTTGCCACATTCAATGGAGTCACAGGCACAAGCTATGCTGCTCATAGATTATTTGGTAATGGCTCAAGTGTGACTTCTGATGCTTTTACTTCTAGGGCTAACTTATTTGTTGGTGGAAATGGTACAACCAGCAATGTTGCTAACTCTTTTGCAGCAGGTGTAATTGACATTACAGACTTTGCCAGCACGACAAAAAACACTACTACAAGGTCGTTAGCTGGACTTGTCGGTACTGCATCATTCGCCATGTTACATTCAGGTTTATTTAACAACACAGCAGCAGTAACAAGCATTTCAATTTTTGGAAATACTGGAAACTTAGTAACTGGTTCTCGATTCTCACTCTACGGAATAAGGTAAAAATGCCAACGCCAACATACACACCTCTTGCCAACATCACGCTTGGGTCATCAGCAGCGACGGTCACTTTTAGCTCAATCTCTGGTGCTTATCGGGATTTGATTTTAGTAATTGAGTCACAAGGCACAACTACGGCAGACGCTCGACTTACAATAAACGGAAGCTCAAGTGCTATCTATAACTATGTAAGAATGTCTGGCACAGGTTCATCGGCAACATCTGGTAGTGGTTCAAACCAAACAATCGGGGTTATTTCATCACAGCCGTTTTCAACCACAAGCCAAGCTGCTCTTTTAACACTTCATTTTATGGATTACTCGGCAACGGATAAACACAAGACTGTGCTGGTGAGAAGCAACGCTGCCTCTACTGGTGTTGAGGCTATTGCTCAACGATGGGCAAGCACCGCAGCCATAACCTCAATTTTAGTTTTTCCTTCAACTGGTAGCTGGGCTGCTGGTGGAACATTTAGCTTGTATGGGATCGTGGCCTAAATGACAATGCAACTAATAGAAACCAAGACACTAGGAACTGCTGCTGCCTCAATCGAGTTCACTTCTATACCGCAGGATGGGACTGACTTACTTGTTTTACTTTCTGGTCGAGGTGTTGCTGCTGCTACCCTTGTTTCAGCAGGATTATTCATAAACTCTGTTGCTGCGGATACTTCTTGGAGAAGGTTATCTGGTAATGGCTCGTCTGCAAGCTCAGGCTCAACTACTGGAGCTAATGACTTTCTTATTGGTGATATTCCTGGTGCTAACGCCACAAGTAACACTTTTTCTAACAATTCAATTTATATACCAAACTACACAGGGAGTCAGCAAAAATCATTATCATCAGACAGCGTTGCTGAAAACAACGCAACAACGGCTGACCAAAACATTATTGCTGGATTATGTACCAAAACCGCAGCAGTAACTTCTCTTACTGTAAGAATCTACGGTGGTTCGTCAAACCTAGCTGCTGGCTCAACAGTTTCCCTTTACAAAGTCACTAAAGGCTCTGGCGGAGCCACAGTTAGCTAACAAGATAGGATAGAACAATGTCAGAAATACTAACCAAAGTTATCGTGGACTGCTCGACAGGCGAATCCATACAAGTACCTCTTACCGAGGATGAGCTGGCACAGCGTGAAGTTGACCGACTAGCTTACGAGGCATTTGAGGCTGAACGCCTTGCCGAACAAGAGGCTAAAGACAAAGCTGAGGCTAGTGCCATCGCCAAGCTCACCAAGCTCGGACTTACCGCAGACGAAATCTCGGCACTCAAAAGCTAATGGCTGAGGAAACTACTTCAGTTCGGATCACTCAGGCCGACATCTACAAGAAGCAACTTGAGCACGGAGAGATCCTTATACAAGTCCTTCAGAAGTTAGATCACCTTGACGATGTCCCAGACCGAATCAGAGAAGTAGAACTCACACTTGCCAGACTTGCTTGGATTGAGCGAGTCGCTTACACAGGCTTGACAGCCGCAATAGTTTCAATAATCGGTTTACTACTGACAGTGATAGGAAAATAATGAGCTGGTATCCAAAGGTTGCAGGAATACAAGACAACGGGTTCGGTGGCTCTCGTAATGGGCAAGCTATCAACGGAGTAGTCATTCACCATGTGGCAGGAACTAACGGCTTGAGCTATGTCGCTAACGCCAACAGCCGAAACTCTCACCCGACCTATCACATCTCCAACTCAGGTGCAGTAACAGGAATCGTAAACCCTGAGCGCAGACCTTACTCAACAGGTGGACAGCCTGACCCTAGTGCTGTGACTTTTGAGATTGACAACTCATCTGTCGGTGGCGATTGGCCTGTGTCATCTGCCGCTATTGAGGCTTTGATAGATGTCATTATCTTTCATGCAAGCATCTCACCAAGAGCTAACCGAGGCTTTGCCAAAAACATCAAGACTCAGGTACAGAGCGAGTTCTTTATTGCTTGGCATCAGCAGTATTCATCCACCGCTTGCCCAGGGCCATTCATTCTTTCACAGCTTGACTACATCGTTGCCGAGTGCAACAAGAGAGCATCCCAAGCAGTCGCACCTGTCGCACCAGTTATTCCAACACCACCACCGACCAGCAACAAGCCAAGGCTAATTAGATTCCTAAAGCGTGGATCAACAGGCTCGAATGTCAAGTACCTTCAAAGCGTTCTAGGTATCAAGGCTGACGGCATCTTTGGCCCTATCACAGATGCCAGAGTCAGGCAGTTCCAGCGTGAGCAGGGCATCAGGGTAGATGGCGTTGTTGGCTGGGTTACTTGGGGCAGACTTCCATAGGTATTGCCCTATAAAGCCCTGTAAGCCTCATAGACGGCTTTTGGGCTTTGGCAAGGGAATCAGTTAGGCTAACCCCTGCCAAGCCCTCTACGAGCCTCACAGCCTCTCAATTTCTGGCTGGATAGCGTTTATTCGGTTGGGTAAACTGATAGAACAAGATGAAAGGCTACAAATGCTAAACCCAACACCTGAAACTCGTAAATGGATTTACGGAGTTATTGCCGCAATCGTTCCACTATTGGTCGCTATCGGTATCTTGTCTGAGGAACTTGCCTCACCACTACTAAATGTCTTTGCCGCAATCTTGACTGTTACAGGATCAGCTCTTGCTATCCGTAATGTGCCAAGCAACGAGGACTAAGCTCTTAGCTTCTGGCGTTCCTCAGCAGTAGTTCCACCCCAGATGCCTTGCATCCCTGCCGATAACGCATAGTCAAAGCACCTCAGCCTTACAGGGCAATCAGCGCAGACTTCTTTTGCTACCTGCACCATTGACTTTCGAGTTGCTGGGTCATGCTCATCCTCTGGGAAAAACACCTCTGGGACTTGACTACAATCAACGCCATCATTGTTTCTTATTGCTTCTTGCAGCTCAATATATTTGCGTTCAATCTGGCGTAATGTCATAGGCTCACATTAGAGTAAAGACACACTAAATAGCAAAGCCACGCCGAGAGAGTTAGCGTGGCCTTGCGACAAGGAAAAGAGAGGGAAACCTTGCCAGTAAATAAATTACCAGCCGAAACTAACGAGTTGTTTGATGCAGTCCTACTCGGTGACTTTGCTAACGGCAGTCAAGAGTGGCACGATCTACGCAACGAACCAGGTGCAGTCGGTGGCTCAGACATCGCAGCTATCACCGGACTGAGTGCTTGGGAATCAGCAATTACCAAGTGGGCTAAAAAGACAGGACAGATTCCTGACGAAGTGACACCAAACATGAGCATGAAGCTCGGTACAAAACTTGAAGCACCGATACTCGACTTGTTTGCTGACGAACATCCTGAGTTAGAAATCTACGAAACAGGAACATGGGCCAACAAAGAAAACCCTTGGGCTAGGTCTAACCCTGATGGACTTTACAAAACCGCTGATGGTGAGTGGGGGATTGTCGAGGTCAAGTTCTCTAGGGATTATTGGACTGGTGTACCACAGGCTTACCGAGCGCAGGTGCTTTGGTACATGCGAGTATTCGGTATCAAGCAAGCTAAGTTAGTTGCACTCGCAGGGTCGAGCTACATGGAGTTTGACATCGAGTGGGATGAGTTCGAGGCTGAAACACTTTGGGATGCTGCTGTGAGATTCCGTCAGGCTTGCCTAGATATGAAAATGCCTTACTGGGATGGGAGCAACTCGACACTAGAAACAGTCAGAGCCTTATCGCCTGGCATCTCGGACAGCGAGGTTGACCTTGATGACTTGGGTATGCACTACATCAACTCGGTCACAGACTTTGAGAAGGCTAACGCCAAAATGACAGAGCTAAAGGCTAGAGTTATACAAGCAATGGATGGGGCAAAGCGAGGTCTAATCTACGGAGAGCATCTGCTCAGCCTTAGATCAAGAGCTGGTGGCGCACCATACCTACACCACGAAAGGGCAAAGTAAATGGCACACTTCAACCTCAATGATTATGAGCCGGTAGAGCAACGCATCAAGCGTTTTTACAAGGATTATCCAGACGGCAGAATCATCACCGAAAACATCACAACCATACAAGACAGACAAGTTGGCACTTGGGTAACTAAGAGTTATGTCTATCTCAATGCCGATGACCAAGCCAAAGGATTACCAAAGGCAACAGGTCTAGCGTTCGAGGTTGACTCGGCTAAAGGGCCTCAAGCTACATCGGCTCTCGAAGTATGCGAGACCAGTTCGATTGGCCGGTGTTTGAGTAACGCAAACTATTCAGGTAACAAGAGAGCCAGCCGAGAGGAGATGGAAAAGGTTGCCAGAGATGCAAGACCAAAGGCAACAGCTAAAGATTGGCTGGCAATGTCCGAAGCGTTAGGGAGTGACATCGAGGGTTTACGATTGTTGTATAGCGAAGCCAAAACAGGTGGAGCAACAACCGCAACTCTCGACAAGATCAAGGCAATAGCTAATGGACTCACAAGCAAAGAGGATTCTGGTAGCAGCGATTCTTGAAACTCAAGAGTGCCTACAAGAACAATTCATGCTTGGTAATTTTGACCTAGTAAGTACCATCTGGCAACTTCAAAGAGAGAGGGCAACAAGACTAAAAAATGGAAATTATTACACCAGGCCACATAGTCGAGGAACTACAAAGGCTGACGAGAGAGATGGACAAGGGAGCTAACGCTCTCTACGATGCTGAGTGCAAGCTGGCAGATGCAGACTCGGCGTATGACAGGGCTATCTCACTAGCCTTTATCAACAACTCAGGGACTGTGGCAGACCGACAGGCTGTGGCTAAGTTGCAAGCAGTAGAGGAAAAGCTCAAGGCTGACCTAGCTAGGGCTGAATACAACCGCATCAAGACCAAGATGAAAACCCTGTCAGACCAAGCAACCATGATGGCTGTAATGAGCAAGAATGTCGAACTCCAATGGAGACACGCCTAGCTGGTAGCCTTGTCGAGTGATAGCCGAATCCTGCTCCTGTGGGGCCAAAATAAAGACTGACGATGCTCAGGCAATCAAGTTAGTCCGAGAGTGGCGGCGTAAGCACACCTGTCAAACCGACAACACCGACATAACCGACATTGTTGAAGCAGTCAATGGTGGCGTGTCGGAAACCACAATCGCTATTGGCTTTCAACCTGGAGAGATGCCAGCCAAGATTTATGATCCGTTCGATGACTAAAAAACAATTCCAGAAATACCTAGAGCGTGACTTGGGCTGTTGGCATTGTGGCTCCCAAGGCGATGACCTGATACCCCACCACCGACAAAATCGGGGCATGGGTGGCAGCTCAGCTAGAGATGTCCCAAGCAACATCGTTCCCTTATGTGCCGATGCTAACTCAAGGCTAGAGTCCTCTGCCGAGTTCGCCGAGCTAGGTCGCAAGCTGGGCTGGAAGCTAAGAAACCATGAGAACCCTCTTGAAGTGCCTATCTTTGGGCATGGTGGCTGGTGGCTACTCAATGATGACTTTACAAAAGACCTACTGGAAAGTGACCCAGAATACTTTTAAGGTGCTACTGTAAAGACATAACAGAATAAAAGATGCCCCCTAGAAGGTGAACTCCTAGAGGGCGTTGATAACCAACAATCAGACTGTTGGCATCGCTACTAAGTATAGTGTGCCAACCCGAATAGGAAGGCACATTTAGTGTTTAACTGGACAAATAAATCATTGGCAGAGATTCTGCCTTACTACGCAAACAACATCTTTATGGCTGAGATGGACTACAAAGCCTACGGACTCGATGCCGGTGACTGGGCAATGCTCGTCAAGGAAGCGTTCGAGTCGAAAGTAATCTCACCGACTGTGATGATGGTCATGCTCGACAGGGCTAGTGTCCAATGAGCATCGAAGCTGTGTCACTCGTTCTAAACCAATCCAAAGCAACTGGCAGGGCAAAGCTAGTGCTGCTCGGAATTGCTAATCATCTTGGGGATCAAGGTGCTTGGCCTTCGATAAGCACATTAGCCAGGTACGCTAACGCCTCAGAGCGTTCGGTCAAGCGTGACATTCAGGAACTTGTAGAGCTAGGTGAGTTGAGAGTCGAGCTACAAAACGCACCTATCAGAGGTCAATACAAGACCAATCTTTACTGGCTCACAATCAAGTCAGGGGTGACAGATTCGACATCAGGGGTGACAGACTGGGTAAGCAGGGGTGACAGCTCAGGTAAATCAGGGGTGACACCTGTTGGCACGCAAAACATAATATTAACCATCAAAGAACCATCAAAGAAACAGGCTGATGATGACTTTGAAAAGTTCTGGAATCTTTACCCTAAAAAGATAGCCAAAGGCGATGCACTCAAAGCCTGGAACAAAGCAACAAAAAGCAAAACCGCTGATGAGTTGTTGAAGCTGACCAAAGCCTACGCTGAGGGAAAGTTGCCAGAGGTAAAATACATTCCCTACCCAGCCTCTTGGCTAAACAAGGGACTCTATGAGAGTGTTGAAGTCGGTGAAGCAAAACCCTTGCCTAAGCTATTCATCGGGAGAGTGAAATGACACAGTTTGAGCAGTCAGTAATCGGTTCGGTCTTGCTGACTAACGGCAAGGCACTTGAGGAACTGACACTCGCACCCAGCGATTTTGATGACATACAGAATGAGCGCATTTACAAAACCATTCTGGAGATGAAAGCTAATCGCCAGCCAATAGATGTGATGACAGTCGGTGCAGCTCTGCCGAAACTAGCAAGCTACCTTCACGATGTGGTCACAGCTACCCCAACCGCTGCCTCTGTGAAGTTCTACGCTAGTAAGGTAATCGAGGAAGCCACAAGGCGAAGGTTAGCTATCGCCGGCACGATGATTCACAGCAAGGCCCAGCATGAGGACTTGGCCACAGTCTTTGACACAGCTAAAAAAGAAATTGACAACCTCATAGATCGTAACTCGGCAGTCAAGCCAAGCTATGTTGCCGATGAGCTAATCCCTTACCTTGATGAGATAGACAAGCCAAAGCATTACCCTGAAAGCCCTTGGCCTCTACTCAACGACATCATTGCAGGATTCCGACCAGGTGCTTTATACATCATCGGTGCAAGACCTGGTGTTGGTAAGACAATCGTTGGCTTGCAGATTGCTTGGGAACTATCTAAGACTGGCCCTGTATCTTTTCACAGCCTTGAGATGGGTAAGAACGAACTCTACAACCGCATTATCAGCATGGAAGCCGAGGTTTACATCGGCAGTATCGAAAAGGGAAACCTCAAAGAGTGGGAGTGGGACAGGATTGCCAAAGTTAGGCAAGACATTCAGACTCACCAGCTTGCTATCCATGACAAGTCAGGTCAGAACCTAATGCATATACGAGCCTTGGCAAACAGCGTCAAGGGTAACAACGGACTAGAGGCTATTGTTGTTGACTATCTCGGTTTGATTCAAGACACCGAAAAGGGTCGCAAGCGTTACGAGATGATTACTGACATCTCAATCGGACTCAAGAACCTAGCTAGAGATTTGAATGTTCCTGTCATCGCATTAGCCCAGCTCAACCGAGGCCCTGAGCAGCGCAGAGATTCTGAACCTGACATGGCTGACCTAAGAGATTCAGGTGGTATCGAGCAAGATGCGGATGCTGTTATCTTGCTTCACAGACGGCAGGTTGACGAGGATCAGTTCGAGTGGCAAAAGAGCCAGATGATAATGAAGGTAGCGAAGAACAGACATGGTGGACTCGGTGAGGTCGCACTAAGGTTTGAGGGACACCTTTCCAGAGTGGTCGGCTAAGATTATGGCGTGGATGACAATGTTGCTTTGTGCTGTCGGTGTGGCTCTACTTGGAAGGTCAACACCCAAAAGCGTAAGCGTAAAGACCTCAAGTGCCAATCCTGTCGGATGCACCAAGCTCTCGTCATCAAGTATGGATCCGAGAAGTGCATCCCTTGGCAGGGTGAGTTCGACAAGCTCACGCTCACCATCCCATTATTTGACGGCAAGCCAGTCTTGCCAGGCACTAGGTCTTGTGGACACCTTGACTGCACCAACCCCAACCATGTCATAGGTGAACACTAGAGTAAAACAACAAGAGATAAGGAAACAAGAGATGGCAATAATCAAAGTAAAGGGTGCAATTAGCCGAGTATTTTACGAGGGCAAGGGCATCGAGCTAACAGAATCATTCCAAAGCAAGGCTGGCGAAACAATCAACAAGCGTTACACAGTCTGGCTTGCACAACCAACCACCTTTGAGGTCGGTGACACCCTTCAGGTCGAGGGACTCTACTCATCAGAGATAGACAACTGGACTAACAAAGAGGGAGAAGCCAAGCAGTCAATCAAGGTCAGCATCAACAACCCAAAGGTAGTTCCAGCAGAGCCACTATCGGCAATCAAGGAAATCTTTGAGCCAACACACAGGGAGTCACTTCCCTTTTGAGTAATCTCCGTTGGTTAGTCCCAGCCATCACCGCCGGCATACTGATAAACCTATCCACGCAAACTAAAAGCGTTCTAGGTGGTTTGGGGCTAACCTTCGGTATTCTTTACACCCTTGCTGCCATAATTGGAGCATGGGAACTACATGGCAGAGGTAAGCTTTAGCGTTACCGGTGACCCAGCCAGCCAAGGATCACACGCCATCATGCAGGGCAGAATCGTTCAGGTCAACAGCTCGAAGCATAAGGCTTGGCGTAAGGCCATCGCTCAGGCAGCAACAGAATTCCTACCTGATAACTGGACTCTCATAGATGACCCTTGTGAGCTGGTAGTCAACTTCTATATGCCCAAGCCCAAGACAGTCACTAGACCACTACCCAGCGTGTCACCCGATCTTGACAAGCTCATTAGGGCAGTCGGGGACAGCCTCACAGGGACAGTCATAACCGATGACTCCCGAATAGTCCGCATCTCAGCTAGGAAGCTCTACGCCGAGGGCATCGAGCCTGGAGCCACAATCAGCGTCAAAACCCTCAACTAGCCCTTTATTCCGACACGCCGAAAATTACCTAAATTTGGCAAAATTGCCAGAAAAAGGCAAAAACTGTGCTACTCTCTACTTATGACCAGATAGGTCAGAAAGGGAGTACCAAAATGAATTTAGAAAACAAGACCACAGCAGAGCTAGAAGCTCGTGATTCAGCACTTACTAAGGATCGCCAAGCTCTTTGCTCTTTCGCCAACCGCAAGTTATCTATAAAAGCTCGTACAATCCTTATCGAGGCAATCCGAGAGGAACAAGACGCAATCATGCATGAGCTTATGAATCGGGAAAAGGTAGGTGCATAATGCTCAAGCTATTTATCTACGCTCTATCGCTGGCAGTAATCCTTGTGTCCAGCTTTATCGTGCAACTTGTAGATTCAACTCTCGGCATCACAATTGGTGCAGTCGGTGTGCTTGTTGCCTTCCTAATCACAGTTCACTCATTAGCTAAAGACCTAATCAAGTAAGGAAAAGAAAATGCTGAAATTCTATTTATACATAATCGCACTAGCAATAATCCTTTGGGTAAGCTGGACAATCCAAGAGTTCCATGTCGGACTCGGTTACGGCATCGGAGTAATCGCCATGCTGGTTGCCTTCTTTACTACCATCAACGAGTTCACAAAGGAGAGCAGATGAACGAACATGAGATAGCCGAACGCATTATTGTCGAGGCTCAGCGTTGGACAGAGAACCAATACACGCTCCAGGTTGGGATACCATTCAGGGATTCGACAATCGAGAACGAAGCCAAGGCTCGCATCGAGCTGATACAACACATCAAGCAAACACTAAAAGAAATGAGAGCAAATGCCTAACTATAACCCTCAAGAGATTGAGTTCGCAGTAACCGACTTCCAGCCTCACCAATACAACTTTGGTGTTGCTAAGTCAGACGGAATCTACATGGGCAGGATGCTAATGAAAAACGAAATCCTTAGCCTTATTAAGGCTGCCTACCCAGTACCGACCAAAGCAATCGCTAGGATTATCGAGATCGTGGACAACATTGAAATCTATGTTGACCCTGAATACAACATCTCATCGAGGTAATCATGCAGACACTTTACACAGAGGGATTCAAGGCTGGCGTTAGATACCAGAGAGAGTCAGTCCTTGACTTTATCCGTATCCACGCAGAGCAGAATGTAGCCATCACAGCTCAGGACATCGCTGAGGAAATAGAAGGTCAGTACCGAATTGACATGGAAGCAAACCTAGCCGAAAGGAAAACACAATGGGGCCAAAAGAAATAGACATCAAGCTGCTTGAATTTGAGGCTCGCTTGGCGATGATAAACAAAGAGCTGGCTGAGCTTATCAAGACAGCCAAAGACATCGAGTACCGAGCCAAGGCAATCTCAGGTGAGGTAAAGAAATGAGCTTTAGGTTTGACTGGGCTTATCACATTCGCAGAGGTAAAGAAAAAGCCTTTGCTAAAGGATACGAACAAGGCGCAAAAGACATGGCTGAGTATTTTAGCGAGCAAGTGATCTACTCACTACACAAGGATGCAGTCCTAAGCCTGAGCATAGACATTGACACTCTTGAGCGAGTAGTCGAAGTGATTGAGGCGGTGAGGGACATTGGCAAAGCACAGAGCTGAGAAGCAACCTATCAACTGGCGTATCGTTCGAGTTCATTGGGCGTACAAGAGGATGCAACTGAAAAGTTTAGTTGTAGCCTTCTTTACTAGGGGGGTCAAATGACACACTTCACAAACGCTGATGAGCGTGAAATCTTTGAGGCAATCAACCTGCTAAAGGATGAGAACCTAGTCTGGTCAAGTGACCTAGAAGCAATACGCCGCAACCTTGCCAGATTATTAGAAAGAATCATGCAAGTCGAGTGGCACTATCTTGAGCCAGAAATCGGGGACTTAGCCCTAAACTTGATAAGAACAACTGAAAGGGAAAACAATGCTAGAAGGAATGACACCGACACAAAGGAAAGCACCTTGCAAGGTAAGGTCAGTCTTGGAATCGTTGGACAGCAAGGATCAAGTAATACTTGTCAATGCTGTAAGTAATGAATCTTGGAAAGCACCAGCACTAGCTAGAGAACTAACAGCTAGGGGAATTCCAATCAGCGAGAAACCTATTCTTGCTCATAGAAGGAAAGAGTGCAGTTGTGCTAGATAACTTAGAACCAGCACCAAAGGTAACACCACCGAAAGATTGGCGGCCAGCAGTCGAGTTTGACGGCACATTAGGTGAGGCAACAACCCCACCGACTACCGGCAACCAACCTAACTTTGATGAGTTCTTAATCGAGCAAGGTTTCGACCCTCAAAAAATAGAGATTTATGGCCCAATCAGAACTAGCAGGTGGCAGCAAAGAGAGGGTGGCGATTGGTTAGTTAGCTGGCGATTCAACTTCAGAACACGCTCTGAAGTCGAGATAGACCTGCCAACCCTTTATGCCAACACTCGTAAGGGACTCAAGATTGCCAAGCCAAAAGAAACACTTGAGAAGGCTGTTGTTGTCTGCTGGTCAGATACTCAGACAGGCAAGGCAGGTGACATCCGAGGTGGCACACCTGAGCTGATTGAACGCATCGCAGAGAAGCAAGCTAACCTTACCAGCTATCTAAAAAAGGAAAAGCCAGATGTTATTTACTTCCTAAATGTCGGTGACAGCATCGAGGGCTTTGAGTCAGGTGGCAACCCAATGCGAACCAACGACCTAAGCCTGATGCAACAGGTTGACCTAGAGGCAACCTTTGAGTGGGAAACCCTAAAGCTAATGGCTAACTATGCTCCAATAATTGCTGCCTCAGTCGGCTCTAATCATTGTGCTTGGAGATCAGGCAGACAGAAACTAGGCACAAGTCATGACGATTGGGGGATTCACATTCAACGCCAGCTTGCCAGGCTCGCACAGGAAACAGACTTGCCAGTCAAGTTCTATGAGCCACAAGCTAACGATGAGTCACTTGCCCTAGATGTTTGGGGTGACAACGAGATGATTCTCGGCCTAGTGCATGGACACCAAGCCTCAAGACCTGACGGCATAGTCCAATGGTGGCGTAATCAGTCGCATGGCAACCAGCCAGTAAAAGACGCTGACATTCTGATTCATGGACACTTCCATCACCTCACAGTCAAAGAGTCAGGCAGACGAAACAACCACAGCCGATGGGTGATTCAATGCCCAACCCTTGATGCTGGCTCAAGCTGGTATCGAACTGGCATGGGTGGAGATGACAGCGACCCAGGCTTGCTTGTGTTCCCACTTACTAAGGGTGAGAACTTTCAGGGAACTGTCTATAAGTTGTAATTGTTACCAAATTGTTACCAAATCGTTATACAACTGTTATCAAAATGTGCTTGGCAACCTAAGCCAATATGGTAAAATTGAAATGTAAGGACAGAAAGGGGAAACAAATGTCCAAGGCAAAAGTAATAAAAAAGCTTCAACAAGATGGAGCTAAGTTTCAAGAGGGTTATGACAGCACCGGAGCTTATGTATTTGAAGCATGGCTACCTAATGGCAAGATTTGGAATAACGATTATCTGACTGGTAGCCTAGTCAACTCAATGGATCAGTTCAACACCAAAGCTGAACTCTGGGCGGATGCTTGGAGAATGGTCAGCCCTGAAGTGATTGACGAGGCATAGAGCCATGACAATCTACTCAGCCACAGCACCAGACGGCAAAGTCTTTAGTCGGGAATCTGAAAGACCCTTGACCTTTGGCATCGCTCACCAGTCAGGTGACTCTTGGGTCATTAACAGCTTTAGCTACGGCACAGAGGCCACAGCTCAAAAGAGAATGAACTCACTACAAAAGTTTTATGGTGGCGAGTGGGCGATTGTAAAGTCTGAACCCCAGCAGAATGATAACTAGCCCAAGGCAGTATGTCATTGAACCCATCACCGGCAAGATGGCGAATGAGCTGACAGTCGCAAACCATTACCTACACCGCAAAGCCTCAACCATGTACGCCTTCGGTTTGTTTGATGGCATGGAGTTAGTAGGCACAATCATTTACGGCAAGCCAGCTTCACCATCCCTATGTGTTGGTATAGCTGGCAAAGAGGAGAGCAAGTCTGTTATTGAGTTGACAAGACTTTGGATCAAAGATGGCACACCAAAGAACACCGAGTCATACCTCATTGCATCAACTCTCAAGATGTTGCCACCTGAACATGACATCATCGTGTCCTATGCCGAGATTGGTGCAGGTCATACAGGCGTTGTGTATCAGGCAAGCAACTGGATTTATACAGGTCTTAGTGATCGCCATGTGGAGTGGCGATTAGATGGTCAGTCGAACCAACACTCACGCCACTTGTTTGATGAGCATGGTGGCATTGAGGGAGCCAAACGATTCTATGGAGATAGGCTTGAGAAGCATGAGCGAGGTCGCAAGCATCGTTACCTTTACTTCACAGGGAATAAGACTCGCAAGAAAGAGCTAATGCGTAAGCTTAGGTACGAGATAAAGCCATACCCTAAGTTGCCAGAAAAGAGAGAGGGAAAATGACAAAGCTAGAAACCCAAGATAATCAAAAAGAAATTGTCTTTGATGATGAGTGGTATGACCTACATCGCAGTAGCTCACCACTTGAGTCCAAGGTAGTTGTATCCGAGTTGGCACAAGAGGCAATCAAAAGTTTCGACTATCAAACTGACGGCACAACCACCTTCTATCCATACCTGTCACCTACGCTGCCAGAAACCTTTGGCATCGGTGTCATAGTCGGTGCGAGTGGTACAGGTAAGTCAACTCTGCTGAAGTCATACGGATCATCCGAACCTCACACTTGGGATGACAGAGCCATAGTTGATTACTTCGACACACCTGATGAGGCAAGAGAGAAACTATTTGCTGTCGGACTTACCTCAATCCCAACTTGGTTCAAGCCCTATGCAGTCTTATCTAATGGTGAGAAGTTCAGGGCTGACCTTGCAGTCAGACTAAAAGACAATGCAGTCATTGACGAGTACACATCAGTAGTTGATAGAAACATCGCCAAGGCAGCCAGCAAGTCATTTAGAAAATACATCTCTGACAATCGAGTAACTGGTGTAGTCATAGCTACTGTGCATCGTGACATCCTTAGCTATCTTGAGCCTGATTGGATCATAGATACTGATGCTGGAATGTACGCAGTCAAGCCAAGGGAGTGTCTTTGGCGTGAACAAGTGGTGGCAGAAGTACACGAAGTCCAACCTGCCCTTTGGAACATTTACGCTAAGCACCACTACCTCACAGCGAACCTTTCACCATTCGCTAGGTGTTTCGCAGCCATCATCGAAGGTAGTCCAGCAGCCTTTTACGCAGTCATCAGCTATCCAAGTGGAACAGTCAAGAACGCATTTCGAGGGCATAGATTGGTAACTCATCCTGACTATCAAGGTCTAGGTGTTGGGCCAAGGTTGGCAGACTTTGTGGCACAGGCTTACATCAACGAGGGTAAGAGATTCTTTGCCAAGACAGCTCACCCAAGACTAGGTGAGTACAGAGAGAGAAGCATTGAGTGGAAGCCGACAACCAAGAATAAGAGATACAGAACTGATGTTGCCTCAGATGCTCAACGCCAACTCAGACGGCAAAGGTTTGTAGATTGGACTATGAACCCCAATAGACTGACTTATAGCCATGAGTACATCGGGATCACCAAGACCTAATGCCGCTAGATGAACACACGCAGGGATTCCTAGATGCGTTGGCTCGCATAGATGCTAGAAAAGAAAGAAAAGAAATGCCTACATACGATTACAAGTGCAACACCTGTGACCTAAAGATGTCGGTCATCCGAGGGATACAAGAGCCTGAGAGAACACCACTCTGCACCAACTGTGCCAAAGACTTAGTGAGAGTGTATGACCCACCAGCAGTAACCTTCATGGGTATCGGTTGGGGTAAGGATGGGTAGGTTCCCTAAACCTTGTCTAGTCTGTGGTCAATTAACAAAGGGGCTAAGTAGGTGTGACCAGCACCAAGCTGAGTGGCAGACCATAGAGAACCTCAGACTCAAAGAGATGAAAGCTCGCAGACCAAACCTATACGATAGCCAGTACCGCAAGAAGGCAAAAATAATAAGAGAATCTGCTACCTACTGCCACCTATGCCACGAGCCAGCCCGCCCCAACGACCCATTCACTGCTGATCACATAATCGCAGGAAATAAAGATAGTCCTTTAGCACCCGCACACAGGTCTTGTAATAGTCGCAGGGGGAGTAAGCCACTTGCCTAGTCTGTTATGCCCTCTAGTAGCCCCCTACCGCCTTACTGGGGGGTGGGTCGGAAGCCCAGTGAACACGCTTATGTATCACCCCGACCGAATGGAAACGT